CCCGCATTTCGGTACATTAGGCATACGCGCTGCAGTTTTTGTATTGCATTCTGAGACGATCTATAAATCGCGAGCTCATTTGAGATGCCCCAAAGCACAACTACTGGCTGCCCGGACGATTGCCCGACAATATTGACGGGAATTGATTCCTCGGTCAGCAAGGCACTTAATGAGCGGCCGGAATATGCGTCAATACGCACAGACCACGTAGCCCCCAGTCGGGCCGCCAAGCGATTTGCGAAATTTGTTCCTGAAACAGAAACAACTTGATGGTCTCCACCAGTTGTACCAAATCCAGATACAACTGAGTGACCAACAGCAACGGCCAAACGTCGGCTATCACCCCATTTTGTATATAGCCTTTTCAGGATTTCCTGTTCCAGTGCCGGGCTAACTGCACCAGCCGCGATGGCTATCTCAGAAATCCAACCTTCGAGGTTATACGTTCCGTCTGATGCAGCGCCTATGCCGAGATCTGTTCCTGCCATACCCAGACTTCCGGTCGCTGCTTCCGTCACATTTGAAGTGGTCGACGAGGTTGCTTGAGGAGCGAAGAATTTATTAAAACTTTCCTTGACCTTAGCCCCATCAAAAACAAATACACCTATTCCCCATCCATCGTCATTACAAAGGAATACGTGCGATTTTCCGGCTAAGCCACCTACGCGACAGTCCATTTTATTATTGACCGTATCGATGGCCATCCACCACGTAGCCCCACCAACAGCGCCAAGAGCCATGCCAACAGCACTTGCTGTTGGTTTTTTACAGACGACAAATGCAGTCATTGCCGCATCTGATGCAGCGGTGAAAAACGCGGGTATCTTGAAAAATGCCGAATTAGCACCGGAACCGGAAAAGTGAATGGCTGGTTTCCCATTCATTGCGCTCGGATCGTAGGTTGGATACTTTCCCGCGTTGCCGAGCGCAATCTCCGTTGGAGAACGGCCTGATTTCTCTGGCCAAATAGCGACGTTATCGCCAAGCGTAGTAGCCGCGTTTGCATACGCCGTATCTTTGTACACAGGATCGGAAGCATCGAGCCATAGCATCAGCCCCGGCAGTCTAGCAATAGGGTCAAGAACATCGCTCTTGTAACTCGTCAGACCATTTGAAGCCAAAACATTGGGCGAAATTTCAATCACCCCGGTGACAGGATTGAATTCCCCTTGCAGCGGAGAAGTTTTTTTCGTGTTATCCGAATTGACCCAAGACGTACCTCCGGTCAAGTTGGTATCCGCCTGCTTGGTCGTACACAGCGCAGTTTCCGTTGCTGCATCGGTCGTCAGCAGGTTGTTGGGCAAATAGCGGCGACCGTTGCTGGGATCGGTCCATTGAGTGAGCAGGCGGACAGTCATGATGTTTCCTTACGGGGTTACTGGGGCTTCATCGGCGACCGGAGTCGCTGTTTGATCGTCGGCAGCGGGCGTTATTTCGACCACTGCGCCTTCCGGCTTCGGCTCGACGAGTGCCGGCTCTTCCACTACCGATTCATGCTCGATAACTGTTTTTCCAAGCTCTGCCAGGCAGTAATCAATGCCGCCCTGGTCATCATCAGCCAGGCCATCTTTCAGGAAGGGCCGGGCGATGGATGCATCAATATTGATAATATCGTTGCACTGGCAGAACCCCTGACCGATGGGCACTGCGACCAGGATGCGAATTTTCTTTTTAGCCATGTCTTTTCCTTTCGGATGCCGGCAACGGCAATACGTTGCCGGCGTTCGGGTTTAGGTCGCGGAGTGCTGATAGGTCTTGACGGCACCGGTATCGAGCAGATTTCCGCCAGCGCGGGCCCAGGCCAGGAAGCCAACCTGACCCTTGCTCATATAGGCTGAATCTTCGAAACGGAAGATGGTGACATCGAGCGTGTCGCGGATCATGTATTGACCGATCTGGCCATAGGCGATGGACTTGGCGTTGGCGGCCGGGGTCGGCATATGGTTGTTGAGACAGACATCGGCCCCGAGCAGCTGGTCGCATTTGCCGCCGGCGATACTGGCGTCGTAGCTGGGAATCCAGATTGGGCGACCCGAGGTATCCTTGATCTTACGGGCGACTTTGCGAGCCGATTGCGACATCATGAAACACTGCGTGCCGTCATCGTAGGCCGCATCGATGGACTCCTGCAGATCGATGAGGTCATCGTAGATGAAGGTGACGGTCTGGCCCGTGGTACCCACTTTACCCACAGAGGCGCTTACCGTGACACCGAAGGGTTCCGTCGTGCCGGCACCGATGGTGAATTTCTTGTTCTGGATGCGGCCAACTCGATCGCGGATCCGCTTGTTGATGAGGGCGATGATGTCGATGCTGGTGTCTTGCAGCAACTCGATCGGCACGGTGATGATTTTCGAACCGAATTTGAAGGTGTTCAGCGGCGCCGTACCGAAGGTGATATCGCTCGATGCCGACGAGGCGTTTTCGGCAACGATTTCGCCTTCTTCCGAGCTGCCATCGCTGGTCGGATAGGACAGCGGTCCACCGGATGCGGTAACGATGCGGCTGGCTTCGTCGCGCATGCCGCGATAGGTGGCAATAGTTTCAACCAGGTCGGAGGCGACATCGCTTTGTACGGTGTAGCCGCCCTGGTTGCCGGTACCGACTGACATGGTATTGCGGATCTGGGCCATTTCTTCTTTGCTCATGGCGCTGAGGCCATTGCGCAAGAGCTTGTCGAGCACCTTGCGGCGACTGTTCTTTTCGGTGTCTTGTGGATTGACGATCGGAGCATCTTCGAAACGCTGCTCGGCGTTGAGATTGAGCAGGCGCTGGGTGGCTTCGATCTGGCTGTCAACGGCATCGATTTGGTTGGCGATTTCGTCGAAGGCGGTTTTGTCAGCCGGCGACCAGATGGCATCGCCCTTGTTGGCGAGCTGGTTGTTGGCTTGCTTGGCGAGGTCGTTGCGGCGCTCGCGCAGGGCTTGGATGCTGAGTGGCATTGGGTTTCCTTTCAAGAAACTCGGGACGTAAAAAAACCCGCTCGAGGCGGGCTGGGTTCGCTGCGCGGAGCGCGTCAGGAATTGGGGATCAACAGGCGAAGTCGGCGGGCGCAGGCGTCGCGGTGCGGATTGTGGTCAGGGGCTTGGGGCGGTTGTTTTGGTTTGGGCGCATTGGCAAAAGCGCTGAGATTCCAGCGGGCGGCATTGTTAGCGCTGGCGCTATCGTTGCCGGTCACCAATTGGTCAACGAAACCGCTATCCAGGGCTTCTTGTGCCGAGAACCAGGTTTCGGCGTCCATCCAGGCCGTGACTTGCTCGACGGACTGCTTGGTCTTGCGGCAGTAGTCGGCAATGATGGCCTGGTCGATTTTTTCGAGCAGCGTGATGGTTTCGGCCAGATCCGATTTGTTGCCATAGGCCAACGTCCAGGCGTTGTGGATCATGAACATGGCGCCATCGGCAATGTTGATTTGCTTGGCGGCGATGGCGACCGTCGTGGCAGCACTGGCGGCGATGCCGTCAATCCAGGCGGTGACGTTGCCGTGCTGGGCGATGGCGGTGGCGATGGCGCGGCCGTCAAAGACATCGCCGCCTGGAGAGTTGATGCGCAGATTGATGGCCATCCCTTGCAGATCGGCGATCTGTTTGCAGACGTCTGCAGCGGCGATGCCCCAGTAGGGATCGATGACGTCGTAGAGATAGAGCGTGGCGCTATCGGCGCTTTGCTCCAGGCGTAGGCCCGTGGCCTCGCGCTGGGCATTGTCACGCAGCAGCTGCAGCAGACGCTTGTGCATTGTTCGTTCCTTTATTTGGGTTGTAGAGCGTGTCGCCACCCTCGACCGGCGGCAGGTTTTTGACTTTTCGGACTTCGTTGGGCGTCATCCAGCCCGGTCCCTGGCTGCCGCCGATGCCCTGGCGCAGGGTTTCGGATTCGGACTTTGCATCGCCGCGCAGCAGGCCTTCGAGGGAGAATTCAATGAAGTACTTGGCGGTGCGGAAAATCTTGCGGTTGAGCTCCTGCTCGATGCGGTTGAGGTAGGGCTGGATGGTGAATTTGACGAAGCCGATGGTCATTTGCTCGATGCCAGTGCCCCAGCTTGAGGTTGTTTCCGTGGCGCCGATCATGTGGGGCGGTACGCCGAAGGCGCGGGCGATATCAATGACCTGGTATTTGCGCGATTCGAGCAGCTCGGCATCGGCTGCCGACATCGAGAGTTCCTTGATAGTCAGGCCTTCAGTGAGGACCATGGGTTTGCCAACTTGGTTGGCACCGGTGTAACGGTCGGCGTAGGCTTTGCGCAGTTGCTCGATCTGGTCGTCTTTGAGCTTTCCCGGGGCTTCGATGAGATGCTTGGGCATGGCACCGTTGGCGTAGAGCTTGCCGCTGAAATCGTCGGCGGCCAGGGCAATGCTGATGCCGTGCTGAGCACCGAGTCGGATGGTGCTCGGGCTGCGCTGGCCATCGAACATCAGGTTGGGGATGTGGATTACGTCGTCCTGGTGCAGGCCGTAGGGCTTGCTGCCATCCTTTAGCTGAATGTAGTAGTGCAGATAGTCGCCGACGATTTCGGTTTGAACCGTGTCGGGATGGTGCGGCGTGAAACCGGTGATGATGCCGGCACGATTGCGCTTGATTTCGCTGATGGCATCGCCACGCAGGCCGTTGCAGGCGACGACGAATTCATACCAGCTGGCGGCTGTCCAGCGCGGGTGCGGTTGTTCATTGAGCAGGTACCAGAGCGGAGAATTGCCGACGCGTTTGCGACCACCGTCTTCGGTTCGTTCGTAAACGTGAGCCGGCAGGCTGGCGATGGCGCCGGCAATGCGGTTGATACAGGCGTAGACGGCCGAAGTGCGCAGGGCAGTTCGTTCATTGACGGGATAGCCGGAGGAGGATTGCTGGCCACCGAGGAATTCGATGATGCGCGGATCGCTGCTGGTCATGTATTGCACGCCATTGCCAAAATTCTGGATAGCGGGCAATTTTGCAGCGGCGGCGGCACGCTCAGCTTCGCGTTCTGCCTTGAAGCGAGTGAGGATGGTGCTTCCAGAGGCTGAATTCATGGTCACAGTTCGACAAATCCTTGATCAATTGTTTCGTCATCGACGTAGGCGACGGCACGGCTCAGGGCCATTACCGCGGCTACGATGGGATCGATACGGCCATTTTTCTTGCTGCGCTTTTTGTCCGGCCTGAAATTTTCGTTGCTGTCCGTGAGCAGGGCGACGTTTCCGGCAGCCCACCGTAATAGCGGGTTTCCGTTGTGGCGCAGGCGTTTCGAATAGATCAGTTCTTCCAGTTTTTTCGAGCCCGGGTACATGCCGCCGGTGTTTTGCGGCACCTCGACCAAGGGTAGGTCTTCATCAATCAGGTCATTGCAGAGCTGCAGGGCGTTCCATTTATCAAAACCGATCTGTCTGACGTCGTATTCGCGGCAGACGCTGCGCACTTTGTTCATGACGGGCTTGTAATCGGTGACATCACCTTCGGTGACCGTCAGCCAGCCTTCTTTTTCCCAGCGGTCGTAGGGCGCCGCATCGTCTTCTTGCGTATCGACCTTGGCGCGTGGGCACCAAACCCAGACCAAGACGTGCCATTCACTGCCGGACTCGGCTGGCGGGAATACCAAAGCCAGGGCAGTAAGGTCTCGCGTGCTGGCCAGGTCGAGGCCGCCGTAGCATTCACGACCGGCGAGGATGGCCGGATTAAATTTTTTCTTGCCTTTGTCCCAGATATCCAGATCGAACCAGCCCTCGGCATCGTTACACCAGATGTTGAGATCCTTGGTCTTGAAATTGGCCAGGGCACTGGGCAGCGCCTTGGCCTTGCGCGCCATGGTGCGCAGGTAGTCGAGCGTCTTCGATCTGCCTAGACCGGGATTTGCTTTCTGCCAGTTTTCCTCGTCAAACGGGTCATCGCCGGCATCGAGCGTGTAGATATAGCCGAATACGTCATCGTCTTGCCGTTTTCCTTCCAAAACTGATATCAGGTAGGTCCGAACCTCGACGCAAATGCCATCAATGATGAAACCCGCCGTCGTGATGGCCGAGAGCAGTGGCTGCGCCCGGGCACCGAAGCCGGATTCGAGAACATCCCACTGTTCCCGTGACTTTTGCGCGTGCAGTTCATCGAACAACACTGCAGACGGATTGAAACCGTCCTGGGCGTCCGCGTTACTGGCAATCGGCCGGAATACCGAGGCGCCGGCTTCGACGCGCTCTTGATTCATGCCCTCGAAAATCCTGAAACTGCGGCTGATGCCGGCTGATTTTCGGCGCCAGCGCTTCATGTTTTCGAAGGCCGGCTTGAAGACGGTCATTGCCTGCTCGCGGGTGCTGGCCACGGCATAGACTTCGGCGCCGGCTTCGCCGTCCATCATGAATAGGTAGGCGCCCTGAGGCGCTTTCCAGGTACTTTTCCCGTTTTTTCGGGCTACCTCTTCATAGCCTCGGGTGAAACGCCGGCGTCCATCGAGGCGGCGCCAGCCGTAAAGCACAGCCGTCCAGAATTTCTGCCACGGATCGAGCAGGATTGGCTGGCCAGCCAGAGCGCCCTTGATATGGCAGAAGAAGCGCTCGATATAGTTGATGACATGCCACCCATGCGCCGGGCTGAACACCAGGCCGCGTTTGTGGCCTTCCTGCAGATCACGGTAATGGCGCTCGACGGCGAGAAGAACATAGTTTCCAACAAGGATCTCGCCACGCAGAACGGGAATCCCGTAGGTGACATCCCATTCTTCCCATGACGATTCGGGAGGAATCAGGCGCTCGCGCTTGGCCTTCCCCTTCCGAACTCGACCATTTCGGCGAACAGGTCGTCTTGCCCCTGGGCGCTGGTCTTGCTCTCCCTCAGCTTTGCTTCGATTGTCGACATGACCGTCAAGCATGCTTCAGGGAGTTCCTTTTTTATTTCGGATCGACCATTTCGCTCGTTGAAGCTGTGCGGCAGCTCGTAACGGTTGCCCTTCTCGCTTTCGCCGTAGCGACCCAGCTTGATGCAGTCGGCCATATCGTCCGACCATGCTTTAATCGAGTGCGCCAACATCATGATCTGGATGCCTGCAGCTTTGATATTCCGACCATCGCGGGCTAGCGCCTCGGCGATCCAGTCGTAAAGACGCAACCCTTGTCGGTCCAGATTGTGACCAGGTGGCGGGGCCGGAATCTCTATTCCGGCAACAACCTTCCTGGTCCAACCCTCACCGCCGCCGTGAAGGGCGATCAGTTTCCCTTTTTCGTCGTCCACAGCGGCTCCAAAAACACAAAAGCCCCGGAAAACGATTCCGAGGCCTGATTCAATCGAAGGTAGAGCTAACTATCTCACCCCTCCCCCCTCTACGGAAACCTCCCCATAAAAACGGGGATAACCGCTCGGTCCGGCGAGGGGTTGGGTCAGGGTTTTGATACCCCCCCTCGCCTGCCTCGGTTCTTTTCCTGGTCAGTCTTTGCCGTGTGGCAACTGCGGCAAAGGGCCTGCAGGTTGTCGTCATCGTCGCTGCCGCCATCTTCCTTCGGAACGATGTGATCGCAGTAGTAGGAGAACTTCTTGACGCCTACTTCAGTCAGCCGTCCATTCCTTAGACACTCCTGACATAGGCCTTGATCACGGATCAGAATGCGTTCGCGCTTCTTGTCCCACTGGCTGCCGTAGCCCCTGGCATGACGCGTGCCACGATCAGGATCAGCGAAGGAGCCCGGATCGGGCCGGCGATGCTTATCGCAGTAGCTTCCTACCGCGACCAATTGACCACATCCAGGATATCGACAAGGCTTTCTGGCAGCGCTTGGCATGGCTATATTTTCACTCTACACCCTGTGTCAACCCCCCTTGCAGTGAAATGTTTCATCTCAGCGCTTCAGACGGGCCGACAACTGGCCTTCCATCAAGCTGGCAGAGGCGACCAAGGCGTAGACGCCCTGGCGAACGACCTCCGTGTAATGCGATATATCCCGTTCTCCCGTCCCGTTACATCGCGGACAAGGAACAACCTTGTCCTCGACCATGACCATCGACCGCCCATCACATGTCATGCACCGACCGTTGTTCCACACATCGAGCGCCTTCCACGCTGCCCCATTCGCCACATCAGCCGGATGCCCCATCTCGATCAACGTCGTTGCCAGGTGCAGGACGATGTTCCAGGCGTTCGCTGCAGTCGGTTCACTCGACAGGTAGCGCACTACGGCAAAGCCCAGCGGATTGCGCTGACCGGCAATCCCGAGGGCCGTGGCACAGTCGTGGGTCCAATGCTCCCAGGTCAGATCACCGCTGGCGGTCGCCGTCACGGCCGACTCTACCCGATTCAGTTCCTTGGTCATGCCTTCCCCCTCAACTTTCCGGCCTTGGCCAGCTTGGTCAGCTGCCGAATCCGCTGTGCCTTGCGGCGGCGAGTCTGCTCCTTCAGGCGCTGCTCTTCGGCAGCCATCCGTCCGCGCATGTCGCGCAGCCGATCAATGATCAAGACCGGATCCTGATACATCCAGCCAAACGGCACCGCGCTCATTTCTTCCCCTTGTTATCCAGAATTGATTGCCGAATCCGGGCCGTGACGCCGCGCCGGACATCATCACGAATCGCGACCGCCAGCGCCGCCATCACCACTTCAAACGCCCGGCCATCTGCCTGCGCTGCCCAGCTGAACAGGTGTCGATTCCATTCAAGATCGATGCCGAAAAACTGTGCGATCTCGGCGACCTCGCCGGCCGTCTTCTGCGAGACCACGGCCCGCCCGTTCACAGCATCACCATGCCGTTATCGTCATCGTTGAACGAATCGTCGCCGGCCGCCCGATCCCGGCTATCCGGCCGACGCGCCGGCTTCATGGGCTTGGCGAATTTCTCGCCGAGCGCCTCTTCAGCCATCTTGCGAACATGCAGCGGCACGCCCTCACCGGCTTCATAGCGCGCCTTGATTCGCAGCCAGGGCGTCAAATCGGGCATGGTTGCCCACTTTTCCCATTGCTACGGCGAGTCTTTCGGGTTTGTCGATCGGCATCCTCAGCCAGCATCAGCGCCAGCTCAACCCGACTGCGCAGCCGATCAATCGCCTCACCGGCTACGCCCTCGATGCCCAGCGCCTTGGCCTTGGCGATAATCCCCGCCTCGCTGCTCCACCAGACGGGCGATGTCGGACTCTTCTCGCCCTTCCCCTTGCTGACCCGCCGTCGGCAAACCACGCGCTGCACGAAAATATCCAGGAACGGGAGGTTGATCGGGGATCGGTTTTGCGTTCCCTCTCGATCGCTTTTGGCGAGGCTGTAGGCCTCGTGCAGTTCCTCGCCGGTCACGGCGAGCTCCAACCATCCGGCGATTTGCGCCGCTCGAGTGGACACCCTGCCCCGGCAGCCGCGCGTCAGTTCCTGCAGACGTATCCACTCGGCAACGCGGTCCGCCTGTAGCGGCAGCACCAGCAAAGAAGAATTATCCACAGGTGATTTATCCACAGCTGTCACTGCTGCTGGTGCTGCTTGTTTAGAAGGATGGTTTACCCTTGTTCTTGAGGTGTGCCCCTCATCGCGGTTTTGGGTATTCCCTTCATCGTGCCCCTCATAAAGCGTATTTCCTTGCCCCGACTGGGTTTGTCCATGCCAATCATCGTGCCCTTCCTGTGTGCCCCTCATGTGCCCCTCATCTTTTGAACGAGCGGAAGCTCGACGGGCCCTGGGCAGAAAAAAAACCAGTACTTCGCCGTTTCCGCGGGGCTGAATCAACCCCGCTTTATCCAGCGCATCCAGGGCGCTGCGGATGGCCTTCTTCGAGGGCGAACCGCACTCGGCCGCATGGCGGCCACGCACAGGCTCGACGTAGAGCTCTTCAGCCAGCGACTGCAGGCTGATGCCACGCACTGTGCCGACGACCCCCGAATATCTATCCATGTACCAGCGCAGCACCAAGTAGAGGCAGCGCTGCAGAAACGGCAAGCCGGCCAGGGCCTCCCATTCCGGTGCGCTGAACGCGATGGCCTTCTCGATCACGCGAAAGCCCCTCCCTGGTTGTTGTTATGAACTCTCAAGGAGACTATTCCGCCATGTCTTCCAGGCGCGACAGCATCGCGGCCATGGTCTGCTGGACCCGATAGATCGCAGCCTTGACGACCGCCAGCTCGTGCCGCTCGACGCGGCCATCGGCCAGCGTGTCATCCACCGCCCGTCCCACGTCACCATTCGCCCGCCAGACCTGCGTGACCAGTTCCAGAACGGCCAGATCTCCGGCCACCGCACCATCTTCCGGCAACTTGACGAACACCCCGCCGCGCTGCCGTGCCGCGGCATGCGCCAGTTCGTCGGAGTTACACAGATCGACGATCTCTTCCGACCGATCCAGGCTCAGAAAATGCCGCTCGTTGCCGACCAGCTGATTGCGAAGAATCTGCGGCTTGACGCCATGATCCAGCATAGACAAGGCCGCAGCCAGCGCCTCGATACCCCCATTGAAACTGCGGGCAGCACGGTGCACCGCAATGCGTAAATCGCTCATGTGTGTACACCCTCAATTAATACGTTTGTCATAGCCATGGCGCGGCCTACAGTGCGCTCAACGGACCGGGAATAAAAAACCGGCGCCCGAAGGCACCGGAAAAACGATCCACCAGGGAGACGACTTATGGACCGCAGAGAGAGACAGGATTCGAATCGGATTGCCAGGATGGTCATGTCAAGACTTCCCGCGCCGATCACCACCCTGACGCTGGTAGTAATCGGGGTCCGGCTTTTCCGGGGAGCGCCGTTCGTTAGACCGTTTTTCCGGAGATCCCGTGGCGACAGGCGGCACAATGCAGATAAAAGGACCGTTTTCGTCGCCGATGGGTTGGAGCGGAATCGCCGTCCTACCTGCAGCAAATCCAATCGGCAAACCATCCTGCACGTTTGGGTATATATCGGGCCTTATCTGATGCGGGGTTACCACCCAGCCAGTCTTTTCAGCAGCATCCAGAACGCGCTCAGCCGGCACGCCATCGCGCACCCATTTGCGAAATGCTTCTCCGGAAACACCATTCGCACGGGCCGCCGCAGCCTTAGTCTTATAAAAAAGGAGTAGTGACATGGCGCACATTATTGCAACCGATAGTTGCCATAGTCAACAACTGATTCGTGCAGCGATTATGAATATTGTGCAACCCATGGTTGCAAATACTAAAAAAGACTTCGCGGACCGCCTGAATTTATCCTGCGATAACGCGAAACCGCCCGTCATTTCCGGCCGGGGTAGGCGTGCAGAACTAAAACGTCGGGTGTATGCGTGCGGATTGACCGTATCCGGAGAATCCGTTCGTAAATGGCTCAGCGACGAATCAATACCATCGATGGATAACGTGCGATTTATCGCTATCGCATTGGGCGTGGAAGCAGACTGGCTACTTACGGGCCGGGCGGTACCGGATCACCGCCAGGCGGATTACGATGTAAAATCTGCAGCGCAAGTCCTAGAACTCAATGAGCCAGCAGCATCACCATTCTTAAGCGCCCGTCAAAGACATATCCAGGAGATCGTTGAACTTCTAAGCACTATCAACGATTATGGTGTGGTAATCGTGCGCGATAAAGCGAAGGACATGTCCCTTGAATTTCCCGTTGATCTATCGCAAACGGGATCGTGATCAATATTCGGGATTGGCGCAGACCAAATCTATAACCAATAGCCGATATCACTAAGGTAAAAAGTCACAGACGGCTTATTCCGGCCGCCTATCAAGGAAGCTGCCGAATCGCTTCAACTGCACTTTGCGCCATCATCGCCGCCATTTTAGGAATGACCTCCTGAATGGTCTTGTCGAGATCTTCGACGCGAAGATAAACATCATCCGAATCTGCCCAGCGTTGGTCCGGCGTAGCAGCAATGGTCGTTTCCGAATCCTCATAATTGTCGCCAAAAACGATGCGATCTGACGCGGTACAGTCGTTTTTCACGGCCGGCGTAACGATGCAATAAACAGCGTACACAGAAGGCTGGTAATACGATTTATTGTGATGCGAACGGACGCCAATACTCTCAAAATAGGTATAGATGACGGTCTTTCCATCCGGATTGATGGTCGACGATTGAATCGTTTCCGGTTTTGTCGGATCAACCCTGGCTCTCCGCTGATCGCCAAGCGCCACCCCAAGCGCTGATAATTCGGCGCGAAATTCAGCATGCAATTTTTGACTGTACTTTTGATCGCGCCGATACATCATCCCCGTCAGTCGGTCGCTCATTCCACTATTTCTAGACCTCGTGACGAATAGCGACAATGGCGCAGTCAGCACCGTGCCAATGACGTTGAAATCACTGCGCATGGTGTAGGCAATTGGCTCAGGTCCATAGAGCGTATCGATCGGCGCATCGTTCTGCCTCTCTGCGAACGCCGCCGACGAGAGACATTCCGCAGCAATTAGTGCGAATGGCGCCGCAATCTTGAGTTTCATTTAACCCCCTAAGTGATTCGATAAATTTTAATCGATTTACATACGTCTAAAATAGCAACTATTGGTTGTTGACTCCATGGAATTTCAGGTGATACAGTGCAACCATTAGTTGCCATTAACCAACCAGGAGCACCAAATTACCCTCACCCTCGCCGGCCTCAAAGTCCACCTCGCCCACTGCGCTTTGGACCACCGCCACGGCCGTAGCATCGGCCTGACCTTCACGGCCAGCGGCATCCCCGCCGTCCCGGTCCGCCACTGAGGCGAATGCCATGCCCATTCGCCACTACCTAAAACTCAACGAATTGCAGCAGGACGAACTTAAAGGCCTGTTCAACCGCCTGCGTAAAACGCCCGGCGGCGAGCTGATGGCCCAGGTCTGGAAAGACGGGGCGGTCGTCAGCCTGATCGACGCGCGAATGGTCGACGCCATTCAGGCGGTGACCGGCCAAACAGGGACCAGCCGATCTGCCCTGGAAAACTTTAACCATCCCGCCGCACCGAATATCGCCAAGGCCTTTGCCGAAGAGGATCACACCCAATGACCACCGACAACACCCTAGCCAGCCTCAAACGCCGTCTCGAAAAAGCCGAACTGGTGCATCTGCGCAACCATGCCGGAGAACTGGCATCTCGCCTGGAACGCGCCGAAGAAGAATCAACATCTGCCTGGGCCGCCGCCGAAATGTGGCGTGAAGATCACCTGCAGCTCATGCAGGAATTGGCTGCTGATGGCCACGCTATCGGCCTGACCAAGGAAGGTACCGTCGGCCTGATGGCCGAAATAAAATCATCCGCCTGCGCCATCGGCGAACAATGGCCAGGCACCGACGCCATCTATGCCGGAATCTCGCTGTCAAGCGACAACGCCCGTGCCGTGCATCTGATCCTGTGGCCGGAAACCAATACCAAGCAACTCGATCACGCCGCCGCCATCGCAGTAGCGGAAGCCGTCAATCCGGAGCACGGAAGCCATATTCCAACCCGGATTCAGTCCGTGACCCTGTACGGCAATTTGAAGGATTGCTTCGACAAGTCGCCCTGGTACTGGACATCCACAAAACACGAGAACGGCGAGTGGGCGTTCATCCAGTTCTTCAACAACGGCTACCCGGACCTCCACGACCTCTCTGCCGAGTGTCGGGTCCGTGCCGTCAGCGAGATTCCACTTTAGTCCTTCAACCCTTCAATACTTAAGCCCTTTCGCCATGCTCAATCCTTCTGCAACGACGCGAGCTGTAGTGCACGATTTTGAAGTCACCATGCATCGTAAGGCCTGCCTGAATGCCAATGAAGCCGCCCGAAAATGCATCGTGTTCGTGCGCGCCACCGACGTCGGAGAAGCCAAGAAAGCTGCAGATCGTCTGCCTCATAAACGCGCTTTCATGGCCATGTCGGCAAGGCAAGTCAAATGATCGCCGCCATTTTCTTTCCAGCCGATCCGGAAGCCTGTGTTTTCGATCTGGTCGAGCAGGCGCACCAGGCGCAGCGCGCCGGCCTGCGCCTCTATACCAACGGCATCCGCTTCGCCCTGCTGCCGCACCCGATCGCTGGATGGGCACTGTGGGGAACGCGCTGATCATGGCCCGCCATAGCAACCCTTTCGGCGCATTTGAGATCGATTCATTGCCCGGCCAAAGCCAGGTCGCTGTCTGCCATGCCTTCTTTGTTCCCGAAGACCTGCGCGGCCGGGGCTATGGCCATTGCCTGAAAGAACTGCAAGAGATCGAGCTGGATATCCAGCATTACGACCTGGCTATTTGCACGGTGGCCGCCGGCAACAGGCGTCAAAAGCGCGTACTCAAGCAGGCCGGCTGGCGCTATCTGATCGGCTTTCGTAATCGCCGCTCAGCGGAGACCACCGAACTGTGGTGCCGAGGTGGGCAGGCCGCGGAATCCTCATGCGACGCCTGATCGAAACCGTCCTCATCTCGATAGCCATCATCGTCTGCGGCGACGTGGCCAGCGGCGGAAACCAGATTGAGGGCTACGGCGAATGATTACCGGACCCACCGTCATTACCGGACCCACCGTCTTACTCGAAGGAACCATCTCAATGAATGACCTGACCGACCTCAAGCACATCGAAGCGACTCAGCTCTGCCACAGCCAGGCGCTGCTGATTGCCGAGATCCACCCCAGCCCAACCAACCCGCGCAAGACCTTCCCCGAAGCCGATATGGCGGAGATGGTCGACAGTGTCAAGCGCCACGGTGTCATGCAAGCCATCCTAGTCCGCCCGTGGCCAGAGGCCTATGCCTTCGAGGGCGAGCGCCCGAAGTATGAACTGATTGCCGGCGAGCGCCGCTATCGCGCTGCTAAAACCGCCGGCCTGACCTACATCAGCGCCACCGTTCGCGATCTGGATGATCATGAAACCCTCGAGCTGCAGATCGTCGAGAACCTGCACCGCAAAGACCTTAACGAGCTCGAAGAAGCCGAAGGCTACGAGATGATGGTCAAGCGCTATGGCTACACCGCCGAGCAGCTGGCTGAGAAGATCGACAAGAGCAAGGCCTACATCTACGCGCGCCTCAAGCTGACCGCCGCCGGCGAAGCAGCCCGTACTGCATTTCGCGAAGGCCACCTTGATGCTTCTCGCCTTCTGTTGATCGCCCGGATTCCGACTGAAAGGCTACAAGAAGAAGCGTTGGCAGAAATCAACGACGAAGGCTATCGCGGGCCCATGAATTACCGCCAGGCGGCGAAATACATCCAGGAAAACTATATGCTGGATCTGGCCAAGGCACCTTTCTTGTCGTCCGACCCCGAGCTTATTCCCATGGCCGGCCAATGCGGAACCTGCCCCAAGCGAACCGGCAACAATCCAGATCTTTACCCAGAGGTGAAAAGTGCAGACATCTGCACCGACACAGCCTGTTTTGCGGCCAAGAAAACCGCCCACTTCGTCCGCATCAAGGATGCTGCCAAGACGCAAGGTAGAACCGTAGTTGATGGTGAAGCCGCCGTAAAACTGCTACGCAACGGCGATTGGGATATCAAGGGCTTCGTCAAACTTGACGATAAATGCTACCAGGCAGGTTTCCGATCAGAAGGTGGATATCCCACCTATCGCGAATTATTGGCTGATAAAGGCGTACCGGTCACGCTGATCGAGAAGCTGGACGGCACGCTGATCGAGACGGTCGAGGAGAAAGCCTTCACCGCTATCGCCGCCGAAGTCGGCGCCAAGCCCAAGACAACGAGCAACAGCGGCGATAAGGAGCGCACCGCTAAGGAAAAAGCCGAAAACGAATTCCGCCAGCGCCTGTTTGATCAGGTCAGCCGCGCCTATCAGGAATCATTTGACGGGCAAGACCACCTGGATATCTTCAGCCTGCGTTTGATCGCTCGCCAGTTCTTTTCCTGTACCTGGAACGAATACCAGAAAAAGCTGGCCACCCGCTGGCTACCCAGCGAAGAGAAAATCGACTCGCACGAGCGCATCCAGCAACTCACTCGGCTGATCGATACCATGCCGTTGGCGCAGCTTAATCTGTTCATGATCGAACTGGCCCTGATCGGCATGTCGCACGTCGGTAGCTATGGCGCTACGGAAACTCCAGCCCCCTTCCTCGCTGCCGCTCAGCATATGCTCATCTCGCCAGACACGATTCGGCGCGAGATCAAGGCCGAACAGGATGCCAAGGCGGCTGGCAAGGGCAAGAAGGCGGCGAAGACCGCAAGCCCGGAGTTTGCCGAAGGCAGCTATGTCGAGATCATCGCCTACGATACCCAGAAGGATCTGATTGGTTCCTTTGGCCAGGTCAAAGCCGTCGGCCGCGCCATCGCTTCCGGAAAACCGATCTACACGCTGCTGCTCGCCGATGGCCTTTCCCTAGTTGCCGATTCAACCGAGCTAGCCAGCGCCACACAGGCCGCTTTCGAGACCCAACAGGACGAACGCAATCCGGCGAATGCCGCCGCACAGGCCGGCGACGAACCCGCCGTGGTCCACAGCAAACGTGTTGTCACCCCCATCGCTTATCGCCACCCCGACAACGTCGGTCTGGCATGGACAGGCCGCGGCCGTCAGCCCAAATGGGTTGAGCACTGGCTGGCGCAGGACGGTAACACCCTGGAACAGCTTGCTGTTGGCCAGCCGCGCTGTGACAAGACGATTGACATCCCCGGGCTGTAATTCATCCACAACGAAAGGAAGATTCATGCAACAAACGCAAACCCCGCAAATCGGCACTGCCTTCGAAGGCGGTTTCTTTGGCGGCGTCATCAACGTCAATGGCCATCACAAGGGCGTCATCTGGGCCCCGAAAAAACCCGGCAGCTTTCCTGCCGTTCTGTTGGATGAAGACAAAATCGTCACCGATGCCGGCAGCCCGTTCGACTGCCTTAACAATACTCTGGCGCTGCTCTCCGCCGGCAGCCATGCCGCCAAGTATGTAACGGGTCTGAAGATCAACGGCTTCCAGGACTGGCTGATTCCATCGCGCGACGTGCTCGAGCTCGGTTATCGCCACTTCAAGCCGACCACGGACACGAACTGGTGTAGCTGGCGCGACGGCGAGAACCACAACAGCGTTCCACCAGGCTGGCTCTACACCCGTCAACTGCCTAGCCAGACATCACTCGAAGCCTTCAAGGCCGGCGGCGATGAGGCCTTCGATGTCGTCTGGCATTGGTCATCAACCGTACATCCCGATGGCGACTCGGCGTTCATCCAGCACTTCTTCCTCGGCAGCCAGTGCGACAGCGCCCTCTCTGCCGAGTGTCGGGTCCGTGCCGTCAGGCTGATTCAACTTTGATCCTTGAATCCTTCAATACTTATCAGGAACTCATCATGCAGCCCACCAATTTCACTATCGGCGCCGCCCTTGAGGGCGGATTTTTCGGCGGAATTATCAACGTCTCCGGTCAACAAAAAGGCGTCATCTGGGCGCCGAAGCAGGAAGGCCAGATCAAGGCTCGCCTGATGCCGCAAGGTCGCCGCATCCTGTCGGCCCATAGCCCGAATGACTGCCTGACCAATACGCAGCAATTGCTTGGTGTCGGCAGCCCAGCCGCTCAGCGCATCGCCGAAATGAACATCAATGGCTTCGCCGACTGGCTCATTCCGTCCCGCGACGTGCTCGAACTCGGCTATCGCCATTTCAAGCCGACCACCTACAAAAACTATTGCAGCTGGCGCGATGGCGAGAACCTCAACAGCGTTCCACCAGGCTGGCTCTACACCCCGGAACATCCGGCGCAGACGGCACTGGTTGATTTCCAGATAGATGGCACCGAAGCCTTCGACGATTACTACTACTGGACCTCGACCGTCCTGCCGACTGGCGAAACGGCGTTCTTCCAGACCTTCCTCAACGGCGTCCAGGGCGACAGCGTCCTCTCTGCCGAGTGTCGGGTCCGTGCCGTCAGGCTGATTCAACTTTAACCCTTGAATCCTTCAATCCTTCATCGGAAAACCACCATGAAACTGCATATCGAGAATCTCAATATCACCGTGTCTCACCCTCAGCAGCCTGCAGGGCTGCTCGCGACGCTGGCCTTTGCCAACGCCGTATCCAGCACGCCAGCACCAGCGATCGGCGAGAAATGGCCGGGCACCGAAGCCACCTATGCCGGCATCGCGCTTTCCAGCGCCGGCGACAGCCTCGTCCATCTGCTGCTCTGGGATGAGTCGAACGATATCGCCCTGCCCTACGCCAAAGCTGTTGCCTACGCCGAAACGGTAAATCGCGACATGAACAGCCACCTCCCGACGCGCCATCAAAGCATCACGCTCTTCGAGAACCTGCAGGCCAGCTTCAACCAGGACTACTACCACTGGACGCTGACCAAAACCAAGAGCGGTAAATCGGCGTTCATCCAGTTCTTCACCTACGGCTACCAGTACACCTGCGACCTCTCTGCCGAGTGTCGGGTCCGTGCCGTCAGCGAGATTCCACTTTAATCCTTTAACCCTTTAGTCCTTTAGTCCTTTAGTCCTTCAACCATGCTTCATACCAACCTGCCGATTTACAAGAAGGGTTACGACTTGTTAACCCTTGCCGCCGATGTTCAGCTGAACATGCCCCGCACGTTCAAGCAAAGCCTCGGCAAGCGCGTTTCAGACGAATGCGTCGATCTGCTCCTCGAAATCGGCTACGCCAATGCCAGCCGAGGCGAAGCACGCTGCGAGCACATCCGCAGCGTGCTTCGCGGGCTGGAAGTGGTCTCACTGATGATGCGAGTCAGTTTCGACAAGGGCTTTATCTCGCGAAAGATATGGGCCTGCAGCATCGAAATGACCAGCACCATTGGCGGCCAGGCAGGCGGATGGCTGAAGAAGTCAGCACCCGCGTCTGATTCACAGGGGTCAAGGCTCCTATGACCGTGCGCTTTATGAATCTGGTCGCACCCCTGCCCCACAAGGGCACGGACATGCACACCACGGATACCGCAGATCTCTTCTCTGGCTGGTCCGGTGCAGTTTCCCCGCTGAACAGTCAGCAGGGCGACGTCGATAGTGCGAACGAACGGCGTTCATCCAGAACTTCAACAACGGCAACCAGAACAACAACGACCTCTCTGCCGAGTGTCGGGTCCGTGCCGTCAGCAGATTCATCCCACTACACCTTCGAGTTGTTGCTGCGTGCGTATCTGGATTGTCGCAAGCACAAGCGCAACTCGAAGAGTGCCCTGGCCTTCGAGCAGGATCTCGAACGCAACCTGTGGCAGCTGCACCTGGAACTGAGCGACGGTTCCTACTCCCCCGGAAAATCGATCTGCTTCGTCATCACGCGCCCGAAACCGCGCGAAGTATGGGCTGCCGATTTCCGCGATCGCATCGTGCATCACCTGTTGCACAACCAGGTTGGCCCCCGCTTCTACGCCCGCTTCATTGCCGACTCCTGCGCTTGCATTGCCGGCCGTGGCACACTGTACGCAGCTGAACGACTCGAGGCCAAAGTCCGCAGCATTACGCAAAACTGGCGGCGCCCGGCCTACTACCTCAAGTGTGACCTGGCCAATTTCTTTGTCGCGATCGACAAGCACATTGTGCAGGCACTGTTCGCCAAGCACATCAACGAACCATGGTGGCTGGCGCTGGCAGAAACCATCCTGTTTCACGATCCGCGCCAGAACTTTGAATACCAGGGCAACCCGGCTTTACTGGAACGCGTTCCGCCGCATAAGCGCCTGAGCAGCCAACCGGCCCACCTTGGGCTGCCGATCGGCAATCTGTGGTCGCAGTTCTCCGCCAACGTTCTGCTCAATGTGCTTGACCAGTTCGTCAAGCACGAGCTGCATTGCCGGCACTACATCCGCTACGTCGATGATTTCATCCTTCTACACGAGTCGGCACAGTGGCTCAATGCCGCCAAGGCCCGGATCGAGCAGCTGCTTGCCAAACAACTGGCAATGCATCTCAACCCCAGCAAAACCATCCTGCAGCCCATCAAGCGCGGCATTGATTTCGTCGGCCAGGTCACTAAGCCCCATCGCCGCACTCTGCGCCGCAAAACCTTCAAAGACGCCATCCGGCGACTCGAATCCATCGACGCCACCGATGTTTTTCAGACGGCCAACAGCTATTTTGGCCTTCTTCGTCAGACCACCCACAGCCATCAAGACCGGGCCATTCTCAGCAACACCCTTCGCCATCGCGGCCACAGCATCAAGGCCGATCTCACCAAGACCTATCGGAGAACCGCATGACCATTCCGCTTTGCATTTACCACCACGCCTGCGCAGATGGCGTTGCCGCTGCCTGGGCGGTGCGCGAGCACTATCGCCTCAAAGGCAGCGATGTTGAATTCTTTCCCGGCATCTACGACGAGGCGCCGCCCGACGTCACTGGACGCGATGTGATCATGGTCGATTTCAGTTACAAGCGCCCAGTCTTGCTGCAGATGGCCGAGCAAGCCAATAGTCTGCTCGTCATCGACCATCATAAAACCGCTATGCAAGATATTATCGATCTTCCTTTTTCGATCGATCTGGAATTTTCCCTTAACCATTCGGGCGCAATGCTTGCATGGAACCGCTTTCACCCAGGCCAAGATGCACCGCTGCTCTTCGATCATATCCAGGACCATGACCTCTGGCGCTTCGCGCTTAGCCATACCCGTGAGATCACCGCCGCCGTCTATTCCCACCCGATCACACCAACGAACTTCGGCGACCTAATCAACGCCGGTATCCGGTCGCTGATCGCCGAAGGGATTTCCCTGTTGCGCAAGCAGCGTCATGACATCGATGCCATTATCCGCGATGCAGTTCGCCAGATGCGCTTTGGCGAGACGCTGGTCCCCGCCGCCAACGTACCCTGGATGTACGCCAGCGACGTCGCCGGGATCCTGGCCGAAGGCCAACCCTTTGCCGTCACCTATTACGACGATGCCAAGGGCCGGCGCTTTTCCTTGCGTTCCACCCCGGACGGTGCAGACGTCTCCACGATCGCCGAGGCCTTCGGCGGCGGCGGTCATGAACATGCGGCCGGATTTCGCATGACGCGGGAAGAAGCGATCGATTTCGAAGTGGCGGGAGGGGTGTGATCGTGAGCCACACAAATATACCCTGGTCAACCAGAACCGGGCGCCATCTCGGTGAAACGCTCATCGTTGGGGATAATGGCCGTCAGGTCATCGGATATTTTCAGCAGCCCAATATCGGGGGGTCACACGAAGACAATGCGCTACGAACCATCTCCTGCGTCAATGCCTGTGCTGGAATTCCCAACGACTATATCTCTAATGTTGTTTCCTTTGGCCTTCAAGGTCACAACAAAGTTTCAGACGATCTAATGGCAGCTCGAGATGCTTTGCTGCACGAAGGCATGCAGCGCGATGACCTTCTGGCTGCACTTCACGCGATTGTTGCAGAACTTAACCAAGGATTGAACTGCTCGCAAACGACCATTCGTAAAATAACTCAGGAAGCCATCGCCAGCGTGGAAGAATCGGCAGTTGTCAAGGATTCCTTGACAACTGAAATATCAATCCCCGCCCTCGTCTTCTACCCTGCCGGCAGCCTGGGCGAAGAGGTGCAGCCTTGACCTGGCTACTCACCGCCTCCGGCAAGCAGTTCGATCCCGTCGACCCGCAACCCGACATGATTGACTTGGTCGATATCGCCAATGGCCTATCGAACGAATGCCGCTTTGCCGGCCAGTGTCGATACTTCTACAGCGTCGCCCAACACTCGGTACTGGTCAGCCAGAACGTACCCCGCGAAAACGCCTGGGAAGCTCTGCTGCATGATGCCGCGGAAGCCTATATCAAGGATATCCCGGCGCCGATCAAGCGACTGCTCCCAGACTACCGCGCCCTCGAGCACAAGATCGAGGCCGCGATCCGCGCCCGCTTTGGCCTGCCGGATAGCCAGACACCCATTGTCAAGCATGCCGATCTCGTTTTGCTCGCCACCGAGCGCCGTGACCTGATGCCGCAAGATGGCAGTTCCTGGCAGATGCTCAAGGGGATCACTCCGCTCGATAAGCGCATTCGGGCCGTGCATTCATCAGCCGCCAAATCCCTGTTCATGCAGCATGCTCTGGAGGTACTGCAGGCATGAAGAATCGCCGCGTTCACTGGTCTGAGCCTTTGACCGAACTGCTCATCGAGACGTATCCGCACATCCCGACCCAGTGGCTGGCCAGCGTTCTTAAAATCAGCATCCAGGCCGTTTACAACAAAGCCTTGTCACTGGGCCTGACCAAGACAGCCGAATTTATGGCCAGCGAATTTGGCACTCGCCTTCGCCGGGGCGACCAGATTTGCGCTGCTACACGTTTTCGAAAAGGGCAGACCCCCTGGAACAAGGGGAAACATTACGTCGCCGGAGGCCGGTCAGCTGATACCCGATTTACGAAAGGTAATCAATCCGGCCGGGCCCGACAGCTTTATCAGCCGATCGGCAGCGAGCGCCTGAGCAAGGATGGCTATCTGCAGCGCAAGATCAATGACGACATGCCCCTGCAGAGACGCTGGCGCGGTGTCCACATCATCAACTGGGAAGCCATCAATGGCCCCCTCCCACATGGCCACGCTCTCATCTTCAAGGATGGCAACAAACAGAACACCGATCCGGAAAATCTGGAACTCGTCACTCGTGCCGAACTGATGCGCCGAAATTCATGCCATCGCTACGGCAAGGAAATCGCCCAACTCGTTCAGCTTCGCGGCGCCCTCACTCGTAAGATCAACAGCATCGAAAGGAAACAACATGGCCAATGACACCATCGAACTGCGCAACATCCTATTCGACACCCTGCGCGATCTCCGCGACAAGAAAGACCCGATGGATATCGAGCGCGCCAGGACGATTAGTCAGGTAGCGCAGACCGCAATCAGTTTGGCCAAAGTCGAGGTCGACCACATGAAGGTTACGGGAGCGCCATCGTCATCCGGCTTTCTGCCAGCACCGGCTACGCCGACGGCAACCGGATCAAGCACTCAACAGGTTCCCGCATTGCCGAAAACACCCGGCGTTGCTGAACAGATCATGGCGGCCAATGTCACCCGCCATGAGTGCAAGTAACGCCATAGTTTAAAACCGGAACATTCCATGGCACGCTACGTCCTCATCGCCAAATTCTGTGAGCTGACAGGCTACACAGACACGGCCGTGCGTGCCAAGATTAGAGATGAAGTATGGCTGGAAGATCAGGAATACAAAAAAGCACCTGACGGCCACATCGTTATCGACATGGATGGATACGAATTATGGGTGGAGAAAGGTCTTACGAAGGGGTTCGCTCCCGTAGCGCAAAAAGCATCGAGATCGATTTCATCTACCGGGAAGAACGTTGCCGGGAAACATTCAGGATCGCCCCAACCCCTGCAAATCTGAAGAAGGTGTCCCGGCATCGAGCTTCGATCCTCGATGCGATCGCGCACAATATTTTCGACTATGCTGTCACCTTCCCGGAATCCAAAAACCGCTTCAAATTTGCCGACCGGCCACAGAGCGCCGGTACTTGCCTAGAGGACTATCTCGAAATATGGATCACGGGCAAGCAGAAGCAGCTGAAGGCCAGCACCTGGGCTGGATATAACAAAATTGTCATCATGCTCAACCAGACCGACCTGGGGCGCATCCTGCTGCCCGATCTTCGCCGAGTTCACGTGCGCGACTGGTGCAAGAAGCAGGTGAGTAGTAACAAATGGCTGGCCAACGTGCAAAGTGTGCTGCGCTCGGCTCTGCAGGATGCCCTGGATGATGACCTGATCGAAACTAATCCGCTCTATGGCTGGAAGTATGAAAATGCCGACACCATCAAGGTCAAGGATGACGTCGATCCGTTCGAATCAAACGAGCGCGAGGCGATACTGGCCGCCATGATAGAGCCTCAGCACAAAAACATGTTCGAGTTTCTGTTCTGGACCGGCCTGCGCACATCAGAGCTGGTCGCGCTGACCTGGGACGATATCGACTGGATACGCGATGAGGCCAGAATCAACAAGGCCAAGACGCAGTTTGCCGACGAGCCGGAGACAACCAAGACACGCAAGGGAATCCGCGATGTCAAACTGCTCGCGCCGGCCCTGGCCGCACTCAAGCGCCAAAAGGAACAGACATTTTTACAAGGGGGAGTTATTTTCCGCGATCCGCGCACTGGCGAACCGTGGGAGGGCGACGAGGCGATCCGCCAAGGCCCCTGGAAGACGGCGATCAGGAAATCTGGGGCCAGATATCGACGCCCCTACCAAACACGTCATACCTACGCATCCATGATGCTCACTGCGGGCGAGCCGCTTGGATGGGTTGCCAATCAAATGGGGCACAGCGATCTGAGCATGCTGGCCCGGGTGTACGCCCGGTGGATCAAGTCGGCGACACCCGATGTGGGCAACAAAGCCGTGGCCATGTTTTCCGCCAATAAAACCTGTGACTCAAATTGTGACTCAGCGAAGTCAAATGACGATATATAAGCGTCACAAACAAGTCACAACAACAAGCTAAGCGATTGATTTATATGTATTTTATTGGTGTGCCCGGAGGGACTCGAACCCGCCAATATGCACGATTTTACGAAGTTTCAAAGGCGCTGTGACTTATTTGCGACATCGTCCGATATAAACGAGTATTTAGCCCAGCACCACCGTAGCCAATCCCGGCGCCAGCTGCTCGACGTGGCGATCATGCCGAGATGGAGCAGCGAATTGTCAGTATGGCCCATAGATCACCTTGATCAATAATTTCTGCCAAGCAATCCACGCTTGCAGGCTATGCTGCCAGAATACCAGCGTCGGCGGGTGAGCCGCTTTCCATTGATTAAGATCAGTCACAGGTGCCAGCATGATTGCTCCTAGTAGTAACCATTGACGATAACAATTTTCAGATCGTCATCATGGGTATCGCCTTCCGGCGCAGCTGTCAGAAAGTGCGACCGCACCTCGGGAAAATAATGGCCTCGACCGGCCTTGCAGTGCGCATCAAAATAATCCCGCATCTGCTCGCAGGTAGCCGCTTTGGGGAAATTCACCTGGCGTTCGGTTTCGGTCATTTCGGCCACGCATCGATCAAGGTTTGTCGTTCGGAAAGGCATTCGTCAGCTGCTCCTGCCACTTTTGAATATTCAGCCGTGCACTCGCTGAATACGGTAATGGCGGCGTCGGCGACGTGACGGGCGGCATCGACGGTAAGGGTAGCGATTCGACTGCGCAGTTGGGTGGCGGCGAGGCGCACCCGGTCAAGCTCAGACTGCAGGCCAGCAATAGTCTGCTCAAGCTCAATTTGGCGTTTGGCGGCTTCATTTTCGGCGATTTCCTTTTGATGGATTTGGGCGAGATGCTGTTCAAGCGCGAGCTTGTCGGCCCTGGATTTTTCAATGGCATATTGATTGGCAGCGCGCTGAAAGCCGATGTTTTCGTGATACGACACGAACCGGTAGTAACCGGCCATCAGCGCAATGCCCAGCAGGACGATGCCGATGATTTGCGTGGCAAAGCGATACGGCGCCGGGATCAGATCGAGGATGCTCATGCCAGCACCTCTTTGGCGATCTGGTAAAACGCCAGGCGTTCGGCCTGGCCATTCAGCCCGCCATTGATGCAGCGTGTGATGCGCTCGAAGCGGCCGGCATCGGCGAGATCGTTCAGGCTGTGCGAGGACCAGAACCAGCCGGCCGAGTCGCTAGCACAGGTAACCGTTTCAAGCATTTCCGGATGGGCGATCAGAATGTCCGGATCGCCGAAAAGCGCGATCGAGCAGGATTCATAATTCGAACGGCCCGTAATTTGAATCAGACCGCGGCCCTTGAAGCGAACACCATCGCCCGGCTCAGTATTGCCCAGATCGGCGCGGCCTTCGTAGGCAGCACCGCTGGCAATCTCTTTGACGTACAGAAACGATTGGGATTCGTGGGCAATCTGCGCCAAAAAAGCTGCTTGTCGTGCTGGGGTGTTGATCTCGTAGCGATTCATTGCTTCGTTCAACGGACCCAAAAAAATGCCGGCTTTCTGGCCGGCATGAGGGATGATCTTTTTGAGTTGATCGAGAGTCATTGGATATCCTCCGGCAAGCGGCCGGGTGGCTGTTTGTGTTTCGAGACTTCCCAGGCGCCGGCGATGGCCGCGATGAGACAGCACAATACGATGCAGGCGGTTTCCATCATGGCGCCCTCCCCTGGATGACGCGCTGGAACAGGCGCTCAAGACCGGAGGTGCCGAGACTGGCCAGGCCAGCCGCCACGCCAATCTGCCCGAGCAGCGGCAAGTCGGGCACCCAG